GTGGTGGGCGGAGCTAATTGCGGCCTCCAATTCTACCTGAGCGGGAACGGGATTAGCGCGATGGAGCCTGCCGATTGAGGTTTCGATTGTCCTCTTCCATTGCCAGTTTAAGGGCAAAAGAGTTTGCAGCAGAACTTTTAATGAACTTATCAGCATCATACGACGCCGCAGCATAAGCATTAGCGGTAGATGGATTGACGTAGAGAGCGTAAGCCGTGTTGTAACGCTGCTCATCAATGAGCTTCTTAACATTGCCGAACGCAGACGCAAACAGCGTTCCACCCGTAGCTTGGTTTTGGGCAATGCCCTTTGCCGATATTGCCGGTTTTATCAAATCGCTAAAATCGGAATATCTATCACCAAGAAGCTCTCTTGTGTTAACAATACGCTCAAGGGGCTTAGAGAAGTTTTTCTCAAAGTTGGCATACTCTTCCTTGCCCATCAATGTTTTCAATATCTCGCGCCGTGCCGCACCATTTTCACCTTGGAAGAAGTTAAGGGCGTTCTTGCTGTTAATACGCTTCATTGCGACATCATCCGTCTTTGAGAACGTATCCCGCATAACCGTAGCCATTGCTGACTTTTTAAGGTCTTCAAGAACATTGGTTCGCCCACTTGTTTGTAAAGCATCAACAAATTGGCCAACAACAGATGGGCTCATTGAGAACAAGCTAGCAACCCATCGTCCATTCTGAGATGCGTCCTTGCTCAAACCCATGTTCATGTTGCCAAGAAGAGCAACAACGGGGTCTTGTTTGGCCAGAATTTGAGCTTCCTCAATTTCTCCAGCTTTGAAATTAGCAGCCTTGGCTTCTTTGCTCATGCGAGCAGCCGCATTAGCCCGATTCTTCACATCATTGGAGATCAGGAAGTCTTTATAGGCTCTATCATAAGCGGTGCGAGCAGCAGCAGCCCCTTTTCCAAGATTCTTTCTATTTTGGATGTATTTGCTGAATTGATCGGAGGTCATTCCTCCTTCTCCACCAGCAGAAGCTACGCGGGCAAGTTGTCTAATGTCTTTGGCACTACCCAAATCTAGCAATTCAACCGGAAACTTACGCTGTCTCAGTTCATCCAACGTGGTGATTAGCTTTGGAAAATCAACGATTTTGGCCGCACTATCCTGCCCCTTGCCGAAATTAAGACTATCCTCGACCAGTGTATCGCGTATTGCGCCCAAGAAGTCTTTCTTAAAGCGATTGGCTGCATTCAGAGACTTACTCCCTCCCAATCCAGTAATTGCATCCGCGTAGGCATTAACCTCATTCAGAATTGGAGCAACCGTCCCCTCTTTCTTCATCAAAGAAAGAATACCATTCATGTCTCCCTCCGCGAGAAGTTCAATTACATTGCTTTTCTTTGCGCCATACACAGCCGCCGCCTGAGCATTGGTGAGTTTCCAAATCTCTGACTTAGCTGGAATGTTCTTAGCGATATAGGAATCCGCAGCTTCCTTTATGATGCCATAGCTGCTAGAGGCTACCCTATTGGCATAATTGGGGTCTTTGGTTACTTCTGTTAGTTCCCGGACAAACGAATCCCTAAACTTGCGATAGCCCTCCAGTGAGATGACTCCGCTTCCCGTTGGGTCTAATGTTTTGAGACTTGCTCCAAGAGCGTTTATAAATTCAGTTTTGGCAATATCGCCCTCAAGCCCAAGTCCCTTGGCTGAAGCCTTGGTTGCGCTCTTAACAATATCCCCAACGGAAACAACTGGGTCATTTAAGCCGATATTGAGATTGGCATAAGCTCTGTCCAAACCGGCCTCAACAGAGTCCTTGGAAGCCCTAGCAATTGAACGCAAATTGTCCATGCTTGCCCCATTGACCACTGTGCCAATCCTCTGCGATACGCCGCCAAAAATGCGTTCCAATCCCTGATCGTAAACATACTTGTCCTTAGCGGCGGTCATTGCGGCATCCTTGGCATCTGCCCTCAATTTCAAAGCATCTGCCCGTTGTGAAGCAATGGCTTCAGCGGCTTGTCTTTCAAGCCTTATAGCCTCATCCCTAGATGTCCGAGCCAAGGCTTGCAAACTGGTTAGCTGTCCAACGTGAGGTGATAGCTTTCCGGCAATTTCGGCACTATCCTTAGCTCCCTCATACGTCTTGGCCAACATAGGCCCAATTTCCACGTCTAGGTTATTCAGAGCCTTAATAGCAAACTCATTACCATCGCGGATTACTTTGGCTTCAAGGCCGGTATATTCGGGAAGAATCTCGGAAAGCATAACACTTCCGCCGCCACGACTTAAAATCAAATCATCACGACCCATTTTGGCTGTTTGCGCCTTAGCGTTCTTGCCTCCTGTAAAACCTGAAAACGATGCTAATCCAACAGGAAGACCAAAGCGAACTATTGATTCTTCAACAGAAGAAGGCTTCTTTACCTCTCCTTCCTGAATAAATCTACCCAACTCGGATGAGCCAACATTAACAGCGGAGCTTGCTAAAAAGTTGGAAACAGCTGGCAACATCCTTGGTGCAAGCCTAGTTGGTGCAGCCATGCCCATAGCACCCGCCGTCCCCATTTCTCGTGGTGAGTATTCCGAGCGAGTTCCCTGCATTTTCTCCATTCCCTGAGCACCCGCTTCAGATAAGAAAGAAGATACCAGCCCGGTTCCAACGGTGGGGATGAAACCCGCGCCACCCGTAGCAAGACCCGCCGCAACCGGAACACCGTAACGAACGATGTTAGGGCCATATTCAGGCTGAATTGGAGCAGACATACCCAGTCCACCCATGCCACCAGCGCGAGCCGCTGCCGCCATCATGGGAGCATATTGATTTGCCTGTGATTGAGCAGCTACGGAAACAGGCGCGGAAGCAGGCGTAGAAGTTGGCAAAGAAGCAGATTGACCGGCTATCTTGGCTCTTACCTCGTCAACGGTTGGTTCCCTGTTGGCTTCAATATTATAAGTTACACCGTCAACCTTTACTGGATAAATCTTCATTTTTGTGGTGTTATTGATTTAATTACGAGTGGTACGATAGGCAGTTTTACTTTTTCAATCTTCTTGCCATAAGATTGTCCCAAACGCTCATACACTCCCAATTCAACATCTTCATTGTATCTATTAACAAGTGTTTCAATAACTCCGCGACGAAATACAGCTAGTTGTCTAATTGCAGCAGGGCTTATTTCAGTTCCGCCAGTAAAAGCGGTGCGAAGATTCTTCATTTCAGCCGGTGTATTGAAGGCTTGTGTAGTCAGACCAGCGGTCTCAATCGCCGCAATCAAATCGGCACCAAGAACACTCTCAAGAATTTCGGTGTTTGTAACCCTTTCAGCAGCTTGTTTGTTTCCAAAAAGTGTTTTTAGTTTGTCAATTCCTTGTTGTACATCTCCCGTGAAACCAACATTTATATCTCCCTTATCAATCATTGCAATTTGATCGTCAATTCTAGCTAGGGATTTAACGGCATTTTGAGCAGCACTGTATTGTTTAATTAGTATTTTGGCTACCTCTGCACCAAATAGGTCTGGTTGTTTCCCCTCGTCAATTAATCTGTAAATACCAGCCATTTCAATTTCCGTTGGTGGCCTGCCTTTTGTTGTGGTAAAAGCCTTAACTTCAGTTTTTAACCGGTCCTGCTGATAGGATGGCAATGGCGGTTGCTTATTGGTCAAAGCAACAATTTCCGCTTCAGTCTTGCGAATATCAGATGGAGCCTTTGCCATAGCAATGGCCTCTGGAAATGATGCCCCAGCCTTAACAAGACGCCTAGTTAGTGCTTCTTGCGTGTCTGCTTGCATTGGCCGTCCCAAATAGAAGGGAGCGTTGGACTGCGGTGCAGCAAACGCAGCTTCAATTCTCGCATTACGCTGCTGATTTGCGGCATCAGTCAGGGCTTGCTGTTGGATGAAGCTCTCAATTGCCCGTGGTTTTTGCAGCAGTTTTTCTGTCTGAGAAACAAACCCCTCTAGTTTACCAATGGAAATTTTAGGGATGTCTTCAAGTGAAAATTCCTCAAGTTCTTCTGGACGAATGGGAGCTTTTCCACCGTAAGCCGAGGGATTGGCCCTAAATTTGTTCATCGACTGAATTGCTTCACCGATGTTGCTTCTTGCCTGTGTCTCAAGGAAATCGCGCTTTTGCTTGTTTTGTTGATATTGCTGGATGCCACTACCGATTTGTTGGCCAAGGTTGGCGAACATTTGACCATAGGCTTGACCACCAGCTTGGATGCTTTGTGCAGCAGATTCAGCTCCCCGTGTGATGGGGGAGTAGTCAATGCGACCTAGTGCGGGATTTACGGAGCTTCCAATCATTGTGTTTAAAAATTAAAGGTTGGATGAGAAGGCAGCAAGTTCTTCAATCATGCTGTTAACAGCTACGCCAGACATACGATAGCCTATGTCTTCCGTCAACAAGTCATAGGAACGGGTGACGCCGCCATAGACAGCGATGGCTTCAATGACTTCGCCGCCCTTAAAGCTATTCCCCACATTGTAGTCCATCGAGCGTTCGCCTTCAATGCGGTGCATATCGCATACAGAGAAGTCTTTGCCATTATCGAGATAGAAACGATGGAAGCGTTCTGCTTCTGGGTTTTCGGCATACTCATGTTTAATGAGCACCTTAACTGGTTCACCAGAGAAGCCAATGACGCTATCACCAGAACGGATTTCTTCGATGGCCACTTGGCCTTCTGGTGTATCAATGAGTTCGCCCTCTGGGATACATTTGAAGAAAACTTTTGTGGACACAGCTGCACCGAGAATGTTGCCAAGTCCGCTTGCAATACCAGAAGTCTTTGTAGCAGAGGCAGCTTTGTTAGCAGCTGCCACTTGAGCAGCGGCAGAAGTTTCTGCAATTTGTTTATTCGTGATGTTAGCTTGATTGGCCAATGCCAAGTTAATACCCGTGTCTGGATTGTAGGTTGTTGGGGTGTTAAAGGTCTTAGCCAAGTCCAGAGCATATCCTTGCTGTTGAGCAGCGGTTTGACCGGCATTGCTCTGTTGACCTAGCAGCATAGCCGTTGGGTCATACGCCGCGCCACGATAGCCTTGAGCCAAGTTGAGGGCATAAGCCCTGTTAGCTTCAGCGGTGGCCGAGTCAGCTTGTCCAATTAGACCAAGGTTAGCAATGTTCTGCTGTTGCTGATTGGCGGCAAACAAACGGTTCTGAGCATTAACGTCCATGCCCGCAGCTTGATTGGCAAGGGAGAACTGATTGGCCGCGCCCTGATTGGCCATAGCATACTGAGCTTGCAGCTGAGCATTTGTAAGCTGGCTTTGATTGCCAGCCTCAGCTCGGAACATACCTGCTTGATTGAGCGCAGCTTGGTTGGCAAGATTGGCTTGGTTCTGGGCTCCAGCTCCGAATTGACCTGCCTGATTAAACGCCGCTTGATTGGCAAGGGATACTTGATTTTGAGCCCCAGCACCAAATTGAGCAGCCTGAGAAATGTTCTGGGCGTTCTGCAATTGAGCCTGATTGAAGGCAGATGCGCCAAATTGCCCAGCCTGCGAGCCAAGCAGCGCATTTTGCAAAGCAGCTTGGTTTAGTGCGCCAGCTCCAAACTGATTGGCTTGGGAGATGTTCTGAGCATTTTGTATAGCTGCTTGGTTGGCGGATAATGCCCCGAATTGGTTGGCCTGAGAAATGTTTTGAGCGTTTTGTAAAGCAGCTTGATTGGCCGCAGATGCACCAAACTGGCCAGCTTGAGAGCCAAGCAAAGCGTTTTGCAACTGAGCCTGATTAAACGCACTAGCTCCAAATTGGTTAGCTTGAGAAATGTTCTGAGCGTTCTGGATTGCAGCTTGGTTAAATGCCCCGGCTCCAAATTGACCAGCCTGAGAAGCCAACTGAGCATTCTGTAACGCAGCCTGATTTGCAGCAGTAGCCGCAAACTGACCGGCTTGATTGGCTGCATTGGCACCAAACTGAGCAGCCTCAGCACCCAAACCAGCGGTAAATTGACCAGCTTGGTTAGCGGCTTGAAGGTTGGCCAAGGACAAGTTTTGACCTGTCTGTTGGTTGGCAAGAGCAGCCTGAAGCGCGGCCTGTTGGTTGGCTTGCTGCAATCCAATTTCCTGACCATAGAGACCTGTGCCAAATTGACGATTGGCGGAAAGGTCTTGGGTATAAGCCTGATTGAGAGCAGCAGCTTGGGCCAAGTCTTCAGCCTGACGTTGACGCATTGCTCCAGATCGTGCCGCAGCCTCAGCAGCAATGGCTGGATTGCTCATCTCAATGCCACGAGCAGCATAGGCTTCGCGGGTGCCCTGCTGAATGTTTCTTAGTTCTTCAGGGGAAAGCTGACCTGTGCTAGCGGCAAATTCTGCCGCACGACTACCAAGGATTTGAGCGGCTTGGCTAGGACCAGCCTGCAAAGCCTGAGCGTAGAGCGATTGACCAAGTTGACCACGGGCCAAACGCTCAGCCTCCGTCTGCATACCAGCACCAGCCTGAGCAGCTTGATAGCCTTGTGGGGTGTAACCTTGAGATTGATAGCCTTGCGATTGGGCCTGTGCAGCGTCGTAGCCGCGTGATTGAGCTAAAGCAGCGTCGTAACCCTGAGACTGTGCTTGTTGAGCGTTATAGCCTTGGGATTGAGCTAATGCGGCATTGTAGCCTTGGGATTGGGCTAAAGCAGCGTTGTATCCTTGAGCTGAGGCTTGTTGGGCATTGTAGCCCTGAGACTGCGCTAGGGCCGCGTTATAACCTTGTGCAGAAGCCTGTGCGGGATTGTAACCCTGAGCACCAACTTGTGTGGCATTGTATCCACCCAGACCTACTTGCGGAGCACTACCCAACAAAGAGGCTTGGGCTGGATTGAACTGAAGATCACCAAACTGTTGAGCGTTAAAAGCCGCCGTCCGCATTGGAGCGTAGGCATCAGGAACTCGACTCAAACCTTCAGCGCGTTGTAAACTCGCTTGAATCTCTGGGTTTAGCTGATTATAGGTAGCTGCAAGTTGAGGAGCCAAAGCAGCAACATCCGCCGCCCCCGCTGTTCGCAGGGCGGTATTTGCCGCCGTCTCTACGCCACTCGTAACACCAGCAGATTGTCTTAGAAGATCGAGGCTACCACCTTGGGTAGTTGTAAATTGAGGCGTAAGACCCTCGGCGTCAGCAGCAGCCTTAGCGTATTGCTCAAGACCTCCATACATTCTGGAATAGTCATCCTTAGCATTGTTAAAATTATTGAGGATGTCGGGCCGAGCGGCAAGAAACGCCTGAACATCAAATTGTGGCGTGCCTGCTTGAAATTGGCTGAGGTCTCTAAGTCCCTGAGCACCCAATTGAGGGCGTGCCGCAGCTTCTGCCCCCAAAAGGGCGGTGAGTGTCTGGGGGTTGGCTATGCCTGCAAGATAGTCACGGGTGGCTTGGCCGGGGTCAAAACCAAATGGGTTAGCCGCAGGAGCGTTAACCGGGACTTGTCCCATGTCTGGTTCATACTCGCCTGTCTGTGGGTTGTAAGGCATAAAATTAAAGGGAAGAAACTGCGTAAACGCTACCCGTGGTGGAACCGTAGGAATAGAGGGAAACAACCATTGCTTGCCCAGATGTTAGGGAGGCAGGGAAACTACCACCGGCAGAGGTCCAAGCTGGCCAGCTAGTCGTAATAGTTCCGCCTGTATTATTCTTTAGGGCCACAATGTTTACTTGGCCGCTATCAATGCCGGAAAGCGCAAACGTGCTATTACCGCTCAGTTCAATTTTGGCGTTACTTGCAGCCGAAAGATTGAGGGTGATGGTGCCGCTTGTGGCGTAGCCAAATTCAGGAACCAAATCAAGGAGTGTAATGTTAGCAATGCTGGAAATAATGTTTCCCGCAAGTGGACCCGTAAAACTTCCGGCAATAGCACCTGTTCCAGTGATGGTTGGTGATGTTAGCGTCTTGTTAGTTAACGTCTGGCTTGCTGTCAGTTGAACAATGTCAGAATTGGTAATACTTGCAATTTTTGTAGCCGTAGCAGCATTGCCCGTTGTATTTTGATTCCATGTTGGAACCGCCCCCGTTAAGCCGCTATAAGCAACATTGGTGGCCGTAGCAGCATTGCCATTTATTGAGCCGCTAATCGTGTTTGTTACGGCTAGATTGACCAGTGTGCCAACGCTTGTCAGGCTTGAAGCTGTTACGCCTGAAGCCAAGGTTGAGCCCGTTAGCGTGCCTGCTGCTGCTGTAACCGTAATAGCCGCCGTGCCATCAAAGTTTACACCGTTAATCGCCCGTGCTGTTGCCAGAGCGGTTGCTGTTGAAGCGTTACCCGTCAAGGTTCCCGTGATAGTTCCGGTTACTGTTACACCTGAAGTGTTAACGCGAAAAACGGGAGTAGTAAATGTAGTGCCACCAACTGCCGTTGACGGAATAACCTCAAAGCTATTATCCGAAAGGTATTGAGCACCTATCAACCATGCGGTTTTTGTTGAACCAGTCCTTAGAATAATAGCGTTATCAACCACCGCATTCGTAACTTGACCGATAGTTAACTGGCCGCTACTAGAGGTTGTCCCAACTGAAGTTGAGCCTGTTACAGCAAGGTTTCCACCACTTGTCCAGCTTGGACCACCCGTGCTTAATTTGGCTGGGGTAATGCCAGCGTCTTTAACAATGATTGCTCCACCTGAAAGCTGGGTAGTCGTTCCGTCAACCGCACCCGATACAAACGTAGCTGCATCAACCAAGTTATTGAGGTTGGTTGCACTAACTTGCGTGTCGGCAACAATCGTTGCTCCTTTGGATAGAATTGCCATGTTATGAGGCTTGTGTTAACGCTCTGAAGGTGGGTGATGCTGTGAGCTTTACTAAGCGCAACTTGGGTCGTCCAGCGGTCGGAGTATATCTAAGTTGCATTCCGTAAGCCCGAATGTTGCCAATTCTACCACGCAGGGATGCGTCTTCGCCCACGGCTAGAACTCCACCAAGAATGCCAGATACGGTGCCAAGCTCAAAGTCACCATCTATATTTTCAGACACACCTTCAATTAGAGCATCAGAGTTGTTGGTTTCGCTGGATTCCGTGTGGATTTCAAAGCTGTTGAACTTTTTACGTTCTGGGCTTTGAAATATAAACTCACGGGTTAACGCCTCGGATTCAACGTGAAAGAATTTAGGGGGTAGGCCGGGAAACGTGTAGATGTTGTCCACATCATCAACGCGGGACTCCACTTCATTGATGCCTCCAAATCGGTTGATGGCAAAAAGCCTATTAACGCCACCAGCACTAGAGGTAATGAAGTTGGCTACGTCCCAGCCCTCCTGTTCAATCAAATCAATGCTTTCCCAACCTTGATTGAGTAAGTTGTAAACCAATATGGCGTTGTTGTAGATTGATGCGTTTAAAGGGACGGCAATGTAGTAGCGATTGTTGTGATAGATGGCCACCGACTTGTCGGCATACGCCTTGTTGATTTGGCGAATGATGGGGTCAATTGGATCAGACAAGGGTAGTCCTGCTCCGCGAAGATTATAGAGGTCGCCGAAGGCTGTTGCGTAAACACCGTTGTCTGAAAGGAAGAAGATTTGATTGGCAATGGTTACAACGGAACGACGGGCAACAAGCCCAGCTTCGCGTGTAATTTCTTTGAGCGTAATGTCCGTCAGGCTACCCGAAAGTCCGCTAAGAAGATGAATGCTATTGCGATTGAGAACCACAGCATTGTCGTCGGTGAACGGGTGGACATACTGCAAATAGTCGGCAATGCCAGCCGTAACCTTGAATTGATTTTGGATTTGGTCATAGGTGTCTGAATCAAAAATGTCCGAGAATATCAACTCATCCCTTACGTTGCGGCTAGTAATCACTTCACTACCAGATGTTCCTGTAGAGGTGTAGTAGTAGGGAGCAATGATGCGACGTTGATGATAGACTCCCCACGGGGGCGCGGGCATATGAACAAATCCAAGTCCTTGTGATTGAGCCACAGAATAAATTACTTTGTGACTTGCGTGATCTACAACTTGGGCAAAGAAAGTGAATGTATTGGCGTTAGGAACAGACGCAATGGTGTAACCAGCCCCATTTTCTACTAGGGAAGTTGCGCTAGCATCCACCACAAAAATCTGTCTTCCAACGGAAAGACCATGAGCCGTTTCAGTTACAGTCACAACACCATCTGCAATGCTTGTGTTGTTATTGGCATTGTAATACGTTGTGTTGGCATAGGTGCCATTTGCCACCTTAACAAAGGCTGGGCTACCCGTAATAACACCATTCCAAGATAGGGCTGTAAGTCCATCTCTGAAGATGAACACCTTGTTGAACGCCTGAATCATCTCAACGTCATCTGTTATGGTGATACCAGACGGATAGGCAATGTCGGTTTGAACCTCTGTTAGACAATTAACCGCAATGGCCTTAGAATTGAGGGCAAGGATGAAATACTCGTCGTTATTATCCGATGGGTCGGAGAACAAACAGGAGCCGTAGGCATTGTTAATGTTGCTGCTTAGAAGGGGAGCCCCGGCAAAGTTGCTTCCACCAATCGAATAGGTTTCGCTACCCGTAGCACCCGTAATGGTGAATGTAAATGTCGTTGAACCTGTTACAGTAATCGTGCGATTGCCGTTGGGGTTAACTGTTCCCGTAAGCCCCGAAATACCCACCTGTGTGCTTGTGGTAAATCCATGAGCAACGGAGGTGGTAATTGTAACCGTCGTTGTGCTGCGAGTTGCGCTGCTAATGGTGCGATTGGTCCAGACGTAAAACGGAACAATCAACGCCTCACCGCTATTATTAAGCTGAGGACCAAAAGCATTAGAACCTTTTCGTGGTTGCCAAGCACCGTCAATGTCCATGCGTCCATTGATGGACACAGCCAGCTCGCCAGACTTTAATTGATCGGGGCGCAATCGGGCATTGATCCGTGAGAATCCAATGTCCACCTCATCATTAAACTGACTGTCTTTTTCGCCAAAAGTGTTATAACGAGCCATTGGCCTATCATACCCTACCGCTCAGGTTGTTTTCTTTTGGCGAGAATGTGATTAGCGGTAGGCGGCGGTCTTACGCGCAATGGACTTAGGCTGTTTTACAAACTGCTTACCAGCCTTCATTCCCTTACGTTTGGCCGCATTGGTGGCCGCAATTTCAGCTCGGCTCAACCCCTTGAAAGCTGCTGAAGGTAGGTAGCGTTCTCCAGTTTTCAGACTGGGCTTGCCTGAAGCCGTGCGCCATTTCTGGCTAGTCCAATTGACTAGGCTACGTTGTTGGGGTTTCATTTGGCCGTCTTGTAGCCGCCGCCCTGTTTCTTGTAGCGGACAGCCATTAGCTGTGCCTTACGAGCCGACCACTGCCCCGGCCTACCACCCTTGCTTCCAGCCTTAACGGATTCAAAGATGCGCTTCCGCAGGGTTGGCTTGGTGTAAACCCCTGCACTATTTACCGTGGACTTCACGAACAGGACTTACGTTTGCCGTAAGCTGCTTTGCCAAAACCCTCGTAGTCCTTCTTCTTGTTTTCTTTCTTTTCGTGCTTAATCATCTGTTTGCGTGACTTGTAGTTTTCGTTTTTCATAAAAAGATATTAGCACGACCATGCTTTTCGGCTCCAGTAGTTGGCCGATAGTTTGTTAGATGTGCCCTTGATGCCACCAGAACGGGCGCAGTAGGAGGCTTTACGGGCTGGAACGCTTTTCTTAATGGACATATTGGCGTCCCCAAAGCGTATGACTTTGGACTTCCCATTAGCACAGGCGCGGACTACGGACTTCTTGCCGCCGCTAATGTCGCGTCTAGGGCTGTTACAAGGTAGCTTTCTAGGGTTCATTCTTCTTGTATTCCTTGTGCCATTTCCAGATGAGATAGGCCAATCCTACTAAGCCGCCAATAATACCAATGAGATGGTTAATTTGGCTTAGGCCCAATGCTGCTGCCGCTGGGGTAGAAGCCACAATGATGTCTTTCTCGTAGGAGTTCATCGCTTACGGGTCATTCTGTCACCAAACCACCAGCCCACACAATTGAATGCTGCAAATTGCACCTCGTCCACCATGTCGGCTTGTTCAAAATCTGGAACATTGAAGAAGATAATGGTGACAAGAACAAGGAGAAGGAGGGTGATGGCTGGACGAAAAAGGGTGAGAACATTCGCCGCCCAAGGTGCGGTGTTTACAGGTGCAATTGCCGCATTCTGGCTGGCAGTAAACGCTTCCCATTGAGCCTTATCAGCCGCAATTTCGGCCATAGCTTTGGCCTTCTCCAGCTCGCGTTTGTGCTCTTGACCAGCTTTGTAGTTGTCAAAGAACCCATTGCCAATGCGAAGGAGAACACCGAGTGCGCCGCCGCCTAGTGCGTTGGTGAGAAGATCGAGCATTGTTAGGCGGCTTTAGGGTTTATTAGGCGACGGAACATGAAGTAGGGCAACCAGACCCACTTTGGAATCTTTGTCACCTTTACGTTAGTGCTTTCAATAAACGGCATCTCCGCATCCCAGAGCTTCACCCTAATAGGCGAGCCGTCCGGCGAATTGCAGCTAATTATTGAGACGTTGCGCGTGGGAGCGCGGCCTTTGGTCCAATAGTTGTCATACTGGCCAAGCTCAATCGTGCCACTGATGGAGCACCCGTAGAGCGATAGCCCGTCAATTGATCCTTTGGCGGTAATCGAACCTTGAACGATGCAATGCTGCACGACATAATCTTTCCCGCGCACGAAGTCTATCGAGTCCTCCCGCGAGGCTGGAATGGTAAGACCCGACACGCAGAGGTTCGACACGTTAGAGCCCTTTACGAGATCGTCGTAGTTTTCGGGATCAAGCGGAGCCTGCCACTCAGCCGCGTCTACCTTCAGCCCGTTGTCCTGTGGCCCAACGTAGCTACGCCAGTTCGTGTCGGAGGTTCCGGCCATGTTACTCGGTTTTTGGTTCCTTTGGCTTTAAAGCCTCAGCGATCTGCTCCGCGCACTTGCGTAGCAAATCATGCTCGTCAGCCTTTAATGGGGCTTGGCGGGCTCCTGCGTAGAGGTTGGCTAGGGCTTCGTTGGTGGTCATGTTATTGATTGTTGATTGCTGAGATGCTTAAGGAATCTCCATCTCGCGTTGCGCCCGCAATCGCCTGCACATAGTAGGGTGATGTTCCGCCAACGGATAGTTGGATTTGCGTCGCCGACGGCGAGCTGGTCGTAAAAATAGAACCAAGCTGGGACACGATTGTTAGACCAAACGAAACGTCCCACAACACGAGTGCCTGACCTCCCACTGATGCATCCCGAATCCAGCAGAGTCCCGAAACACCCTCGGTGGAATTGGTCACAATTGTCTGCGTTGAGGAATTTACCGTTACTGTTTTGACGAGCTTTTGCGTGCCGCTATTGACGTGCAATTTTGCCGCAGGACTCGCAGTTCCAATCCCTACTGACCCACTGCTCGTCGCAAAGTTGGCTCCTGTGGTAGATGCCAACGTGGTAAACGCGCCCGTGGATGCTGTGCCTGACCCAATGGCCCCCGGTGCCGCAAATGTTGCGCCGTTGAGCGAGCTGGCGTTGAGATTGGGAATGTTGGTCGTGCTTGCTACGACAAATGGAGCCGTGCCACTGGCGAGCGTGCTGGTGATTTGGCCAGTCGCGGAAATTGTCGTTGCGGCTACGGTTGATGCACCGCCTGTTCCTAGCGGCGTAGAATTGATGCCGCCTGCAAAGCTGGAAGCACCGTTGCTTTGAATAACGACGTTGGCCGCGCCTGCGTTGAAAAGCGTGACGCCGTAGGCGTTGGTCCCGTCGAAACCTTGAAAAACATTGGCCGCTTGCGTGCCGCTGAATCGAAGAACGCTTGTGGATGCTGCTGACAACAAAAACGGAGACAGAGCGAGAGACGTCGCCGCCACCGTGCTCGGCGTCGTGGCTCCCACTGTGCCGTTGATGTTAATTGACGCTGTGCCGCTGGCATTTGTAAGAACAATCGCCGACGGTGTTCCCAGATTCGGCGTGACGAGGGTTGGGCTGTTGCTGAGCACTACGTTGGTCGTGCCGGTGCTGCTCGTGACGCCCGTGCCGCCAGAAGCCACTGCAATTGGGGTGGAGGCACTAACCGTGGTAAAAGCCCCCGTAGATGGGTTTGCTGCCCCAATAGCCGTGTTTGTAATGCCAACAGCGGAATAATCGGTGCTCACTCCAACAACCGCTCCTGTGCGTCCAAACACGCTAGAAACGCTATCCGTCAAGTCCACCTTCTCCCAAGCTGTGCCATTGCTGATAATCCAGTCGCCTACGGCAAACGTAATGCCAAACTGAGTCCCGGCTACGCTAACAACGTAATAGTCACCCTTGGTGGAAGCCGCAGGCGGGTTGTTTAGGGTTGGAGTGTTTGTAGAAGCATTCCACGTCCCGTCATAATTGACCGTTCCGCTAACAATCAGCGGGGGAGAATAGTTAATGATTTGGTCAAAAATGCCGGACATGGTTAAATGTAGTTGAGTTCGCTAATTGTAAAAACACCTGTTCCGCTTACCGCAATGACTTTAGCGTTCTTTGCCCAGCCCGCGCTCCAGATGCCACTATTACCATCCTTGAAGATGTGGCCAACAGAAACGGTTGGAGTAGAGCCATCAATAGTAAGCCGAACGTCCGCTCCGTCTAGCGTCCAATAGATGTGACTCGTGTTTGGGTTGAGGGCCGCAACAATAAAGTTGGTAGCTGTTCCACCAACCGAAAGCGTTCGCATAGATGTTCCGCTAACCGGAAGCACCTGCATTGGGCCGTTAACTATGCGTGAGTTCATGGTTAGACAGTAAATGGAGTTGCGTGAACCGAAGCATCCGTAGAAGCAGCGCGAATAAACTTAGCCGCAAGAGCCGTGCTTTTATTCCAGAAAAACGGAGGCGTCAGTTTCTTAAACAAATGACCATTCGTAGCGGTAGGTGTGCTACCATCAAAAGTCACCATAACATCGTCACCCTGAATATCAATCAGGATGTATTTCGTCTTGGACGAAGACCAGACATTCGTAAGAGCAACTGCCGCTGTGCTTACGGCAAGTCGTTCGTCCGCTTCCCCAGTTGGAGACGGATAGAGATTAACAACAAGGGAGTTATTCATTAGCGTGATTGTGTTGAAACGTAGGTAGAAATGCGGCGAAACAAGAAGTTGTTATTGCGCTGATTCTGGGCCTTGCTCAACTCTAGCATAAGGTAGCTCATGGCAATTTGTTCTTCGGCAATAGCCTTGTCAACCTGACCGTCCATACGAAGGAAATCAGCATAGGTAGCATGGGCTGCATAGTGGAAGAACTCTAGTGGAATATCAACTGAGGCGGTGGTGTATGGACCGGGCCATTCCTTCTTGTAGCCAACCCAAAACCCAAGGTTGCCTGTCGCGTTGTTAATGACTGTCGCGCCATTGCTATCAACGAAGAAATCGTATTCGTAAGATGGGTTTGAGCCAAAAGGATTGGCGTTCCAGATACGGTTGTAGTCCGAGATGTCGTCAATGGCCGCAGGGGATACGGTGGCGGTGCCGCTATACGTCTCAACCCCTGTTCCAGATGCAAGGTTGTAGGTAAATGTGTCGTTACTCAGGTTGGTTGTTTCAATGCTTACAACTGTCTGGGTTCCATTGGGGCTAACCGTTCCAGTGAGCCCTGACACAACAACAGTCATACCAGCAACAAAACTGATAGAAGCCGTGCAAACGATTGTAACCGTTGTCCCGTTACGCGAAGCAGACGATGATGTTCTAACTCCAGCAACATGATCGTATTCACGGGAAATTAAATTATTTGTAGCTGGCCTCACTTGTGCGCCCACGATGTAACGCGGCCATGTTGGGCTAAAGTCATACGCCTCATACAAGCGACGATTGGCCATTGCCAACACTTTCGATTGTTCAAGCACAGTGAACGCATCCACGCCCGAAAGAGCTTGGACAAGTGCTAGCAACTCGGAATATGACTTGTTTTTCATTAAACTCTATTGGGAGAAAGTTCAGGCATCTTCTTGTTGAAAAATCGCATAAAATCTTTGCTGTGAACCGTCTCGTATCCGTATTTTTTTACAAGCCGAAAATACTCACGTCCCGGCATAACACCTATGCACTTTCCTAGACCGGGAACGCTCTTGTGGTTTTTCATCACAGAGGCTTGTGCGCGAGCTACGTTAGTGCGTTCAAACTCCGTTGCCTTTTCTTCCACAAGACTCTCTTTCACGATGTTGATAATCTCGTTATCAATTTCTTCTTTGGAATAGGTTTTTGGTTTATTGATGATATTCATGCAAAACGAAATTGGCCACCCCAGTTAAGAGGTGGCCAAGTTTAACACAACTAAAAAGTTGGCTTAGGCGAGACTGACCAAGCGGAACTTAAACTTCACCTGACCGGCGGTAAGTTCGTTCAGCGAGTATGGCGTTCCAGTAGAAACGTCAGGGATGAACTTCAAGTCAATGGTGTCGGCCACGGTATAAACCTTGCCGTTTTCATTGTCGATGTAAGCACCCGTATCAGCAACGTAGGTGATTTCAGTCTGGTCAACGTGCAGAGCCGCAGTTGTCAGAAAGCCATCATCGTCCGAGCCGTCGCCAACAATGACGTTCAGCTCATCGCCGCCGCCACTGTCATCGAACGCAGTCATCAGGTAGGCCGAGACATCCGTAACCATAGTTCCGGCTGGAATGGCGTATGTGAATGTCTTGGTTGCACCATCAGCCAAAGTGCCAGCATTGGCAACCGAAAAGGCTGTGAAGTCGATAACAAGCTCGTCGGTCATCCCGAACGCGCTTTCATTTACTGTGAGTTTAGGCATATTGGTATTCCTTTCGTTTGATTATGTGAGGGCAGTGATCTTGCCGTGAGCACCGGGGTGTTTCACGATGAGAGTCAAGGCGCAGTCAACGTAGCCGCGTTCGCCACCACCAAGGTTGGGGAGACGGGTCGAGCCAGTTGGGATGAGTTCAGCAATGCCGTAATACTCGGGATTAACCAAGTAGCCGGTATCCTTATTGGTCGTATCTGGAGCGCAATCAGGATTCATGTTGACGATGGACACGATGCCGTGGTCGGACTCGTAGAGTTCAACCGACAGCTTGATCGAGGCTTCGCCGCCATCATAGCTAACTTTGCGAACCGAGTAGTCCGAGCTACCCGAAGTGCGAGCAAAGTCGCTGATAACGCGACGGAGCGACGTGTCAGCAACAAGCGTCAAACCGTTGCTCATGCCAGTAACACGGAAGATGCTGGTGATGAGGTTATTGAAAACGGTTTCCGTGAAAGTCGTGCCGGAGCCCTGAATCGAACCCGCTGGGGTGCGATAGGCTGCTGGAACGTCTGCTGGACCTGCGCTATCAATCCAGTCGCCAAGACCACGAAGGCCGTATGGCGTGCCCGCGCCGTCCTCAATCGAACGGTCGTTGTTAGAGCAGAGAGTAGCCTCGATGTCGCGCTTGATTTCGCGCACCGATTTTGCCTCAGCTTGGGCAATCTTTGCTGGACCAACGCTGTCAACAGCGTTTTGCAAGTCGCTAACCATGTAGTCGCGGCGGAACTTTTGGATATAGTTACCGAGGCGAGCGCGGTTGGAGAATTTGTCCGTGAATGATGTAACGTCTGCACCTTCTGCAACGCCCGTTGTGGTGGGAGCGGCAAGGCTATCGACAGTCCACTCAACGTAGGTAGCGGTAGCTTTGGATTTAGAGGCGGACGAAAGAACTGGTGTCTCCTCTGGAGCGAGGATCGTCAGAACGTCTGTGAGGTCTTCGCGGTTAGAAACAGCGGAGCCGGGATTAGTTGTATCGTAGGTATTAGAAAAGGCCATATTATTAAAAGTTTACTTGCGTTTAGTTTTTTGAAGGGTGCGGAAGGCAATATAGTCGCCTATGCTTCCTGAGTCCATAAGGCGCGTTCTAGCGTCTTTCACGGCCTTTTCGCCCTTCACTACTGGCCGCTCATTAGGTGCGGCATATAGATCGGGACTACCGGGCGGATTGACCTTGTGACCGGGCTTATCAAGACTGATGAGTTTTCGGCCATACAACGAGTTAGCGGCGTGCGCCAACAGGTATGGGAGTTGCGGAGCAATTTCCGGCATCACATCCTCAATGTTTTTAAGGCGTGGGTCGGACATCATTGCTTGGTATTGGCGACGAACATCGTTGTCCTCTTGCGAAGACAGCCAATCCAACTCTTTTGTAGCTTGATTCTGAAAGGCGGAACGTAGCGACTTGCGCTGTTCCTTGGCATTCAACTCTTTTTGCTGGGCAGGAAGATATTTGTCCCGTGCTTTTCTGGCACGACGCAAATGATCTTTTACCTCAGCTTTGGTAAGGTCTTTGCCATCCACACTGGCGGCAATATCCTCATATCCAAGAGTCTCAGCTTTATCAAGAACATCCTCAGCCCACTCAATAACTTCGTTAACTTGCTCAGATTGTTTACTGAGTTCTTCCGCAGTTTTGATGTGCTCGTAGGGGTTGTTCTCAACCTTTGGCTCAAGGGCGGTTTTATTGCTCTGCTGTTGGATATAAGACTCCATTTGCGCCATGCGTTCCTCGGCCATTTTTCGTTTGGCCGTAAGTTCCGCAATGCGTTTAAGCAGACCAGATTTACCCTTTTGAGCAAGCTCGGCAATGTCATCATCTGACAATTCCGTTAGGTCAAGTTGTGAAAGAACATCCTTGCCTTTGGTGTTGGTTGAATCCTGAGCTTCGCCACCTTCCTGTGGGTCTGGCGATTCAGTATCTCCCTCTTCCGCTGGCGCGGCCTTAATAGTGGGCTCTTCGACAATCTCTTGCTTCTGTGTTACAGGAGCCGGAGGCTTGGCTTTAAGCTCACCCAAACGACGAACAGCATATTCGTTCATCGTGATGTTAGACTTATCATTACTCACTGTTGGTTTATCGTCCCCAGCGGCGGACGGTGCGACATTAGACATATTATTGTTTTCCGCTGACTTTACGCCACAGCGATTGCGTGCTAGCATCATAGCAAGGTTTTTGTTTGCTATTTTACGGCTAGGCATAGAGAAACATTAAACGCCCTTGTAGCTCAGTGGTAGAGCACCAGTTTTCAAACAATTTAATAGGATATGCTTTCGTAGCTTAATGGTGAAGCACCTCATTTGTAATGAGGATATTGCAGGTTCAAGTCCTGTCGAAAGCTCCAATTTATGAAATACATTTTTACAACTGAACAAAGAGCATCGGGTGGAAAAATTCGCGCCCAAGCATTACAGGAAAAGGCGGCAATTGAAATTGAAAATGGAACATGGAAACCAACGCATGATTCACTAAAGACAATTAAGAATTATCTTTTAAATAAACGTGGTCATAAATGTGAGTCATGTTTCAATGAATTATGGCTAGATAAACCAATTCCATTGGAAACTCATCACATAAATGGTGATGCTAAAAACAATTTAGTAAATAACTTACAGTTGCTTTGTCCGAATTGCCATGCCTTGACTGATTCCTACAAGGGAAAAAACAGGGGAAATGGTAAACGAAAAAGGTAAACTGGCTGTCGTAGGTTCAATCCCTATCGGGGGCTCCACTATCTCCCCATCCGTCGCAGCTGGATGGTATTGAAGCCACCAGCTACGAGGATTTCGTCGCATTGGAGAATACGTCCGCTAATCTGCTGAATCCTATCAGCACTTACGTCATGAAGCTGTTGAATGAGGGCTTCGCGTGTGCTGTGAATTTCTTCAAGGAAATCAACAAAGGTTTCGTTGTGCGAAAGCTGTTCTAGTTTTTTAATGTCCATGAATTAGTATTGTTGTGGGCCGGGGGCCATACCTGCTGGAGCTTGCTGCATACCCTGTGTTTGCATTCCTCCCATTTCGGCGGGAGCTGTGCCAATGCGACCAATCTCAGCATTCTGAATTTGCTGCATTTGGAACTGGTATTGCTGGGCATACTTCTGGAAGCGAGCCGCAAATGCCTTATCCTGCTGTAAACGCTGCATAACGTCAGGCTGCTGGCTGTATTGCTGAAGAACCTGCATAGCAATTTGAGCACCATTAGGACGTGCGCCCACCTCAATGCCAGCGTAAATCTTAGACAAGTCATCTGTGACCTGTTTGACCACTTGCTCCTGAGCTTGCTCGCGTGGCCGCAGAATAGCGTCCGCAATGACTGGATTGATGGCTGAGCCGCTAATTTCAAGCAAGGCATCAACGTCAATTCGGCCATTTCTATCAAGCTGCATCAATTGGACAAACTGACCGAGCTGTGTCTCCACGTTGTCAGGGTCGTTATGCAGAACGTCGTAGTTGATGATGATGTCAAAGTTCTCGTTAGGGTCGCCCTTGCTAAACTTCTGTGGGTCGGAAACGCCCGTTACGCGGAAGAACACTTGATCTGGGCCAAAGCGTTGATAGCACTTGTATGACAGACGCAGAACGTCCTTAACGTGAGTCAGGAACTTATCCACGAAATACTGCTGTTGAATTGTGGACAATGGATTGCCAACATCCAAACCAATTAGCTTGTCGGCTTGCGTAAGCAGGGTGTTTTCCATTTCCACCGAGCCGGGATTGTATTGTGGCGTTGGGCCGTAACGAATTTCACCTTGGCGACGATAAGGAAGGAGGCCACCGGGACGAATATCGCTAGGCGGGAAGCCCATTGGATGCTCAATCCACGGAAGAGTAGCAAGCGAGTTGCGGTCCGTGCGGCTATCGCGCTCAACCTTTGTTTGCCACTGGATACCTTTGAGCAAATCAGCAAAACTTTGAAGATCGTAGAGACGTTTGTTGTCCTCGCTAATCTTTGTTACGACAAACGGGTAGTCTTCGTAGCCGTTCAGAAGCTCATGCTTTGCATAATCCTCTACATTTTGTTTACCAATTACGTTTCTATGGAAAACGGTGCAATAAATACCCTCTGCGTTATCCTCATCGACTAAGCGTTGGTAGCAATAAATCACTTCAAATAACTCACTGGCGTCATACGTCGTGGATTTGTAGGTAAAATTGGTGTTGTTGTTATTGTTGTTGATTGGGTCGCCTTCTTCGCCGCAATTCTCAATGACATAATCAACCCAACTCTCATCCCAACCCTCTGTTGCAATTTTATTTTTAAGCTGCTGGGCACTCATCAACACACGCCAGAAGCAATAGGGAACTTTCTGTGGGTCGGTGGTGTAAGACGGAAATAAAACATCTCCATCTGGAGCAATGGCCTGAACCATTGGGCAATCTACGCTACGTCGAATGATAGGAAACTCCGCATTACCAGTCTTACGCAAATCGTTTAGGGCACGCTTGGCTTTCTTGTCGGTCATTCCATTGAATTGACCTTTCAAAAGCTCAACCAGTTGGTCGTCAGATTTTTTCTCCAAGATGGCCTTAACCAAATCGGGACTAACCTGTTGGAGCTGATCTAGTGTGAGCTTCTGCTTGAAGATGCGATCTTCCTTCTGCCAGCCCACATAGGTAATCATGATGCCACGCTCAAGAAGGTAGTTGGCCCCAAGCTCCATCTGCCGCTTGAACTGAGGAATGTAACTAGCCACCATCCACTTTAGGAAAGCACTCGTAACGCGGGCGCGGCCAATGTCGCCAGACTCAACGGGATAGGCGCGAATGTTAGCGCGGTTAAGCGAAGACATGAACATTGCCACATAACGATTGATGCGTTCGTTAATGACATGAGCCTCCTGATCGGATGCACCCTTCCACGGGAAGGCATCGCTTCCACCCTTGCGTAAATCCTCGGACTTACCTGCCCACAAGTTGCGCCGATTATCATAGGCGTCAGCACACTGATCAAAATAGAAATTGAGATCGGTGGTAGTGCGTTCATACGCATTACGGATAGCCATAACATTTGGCTTATCCTGAACGTAAATAAGTGCTTCTTGATTATCGTTTTCCATTTAGGTTTTGTCCAATAGCGCGAATGATGCGGTAGGCTGCACCCTTATCAATTGCTACCTTGTCCGCTAGGACAGCAGCTTCAATTGGTTGGTATTCAGCGTGAAGTGTTCGTTGCAAAATTTCAAAACCCAACAGACGATCAATTTGTTCATCCTGCCACTTACGGTCCAATGTAATATCAATCTCCAAGCATTTCATGGCGATAGGTAGTTCCACCGGATGAGTCTGTAATTGCGTCAACATTTATTCGTTTGCCCAACAGCTTACCACGGAGTTTGCGAGGGATTGCAACAGGCACCTTTCCTTCATGTCCCTCTAGCTTTGCGTAAACCCATCGTGGATTGCGGGCTTCCATCAACACCGTTGCCCTAATTTTGTTTGGAACAGCAAGCGGAGCCTCAAGCGATAGCTCAATTAACTCTACGGCTTCTTCGGTGAGGTAGGTGTTCTTTCCATAACCGGAGTAGTGCAACCCCTCCTTTAGCTTGGCCGCTTTAATTTTAAGCAGCTCATTAACTGTCTTGCCCAGCCTGTCGGCCAGCGTGATGATTTTTACTTTAGCCATTAGTATCCGCTCCTTCGTTTTGGTTGTTGTATTGTCTTATCCATCCAGCGTATGCCGTCAATGCACGCATAGCGGATTACGTCTATCGGGTCTTTCCATGCTTCATCTGTTCCGCCGTCCCCTGTGTATTCCTGAAGGGCAGTGATGATGTTCTGGCAATTCTCTGAAACATAGAATCGTGGGCGGTTGAGGCTATCCATCTTCGCCTTACGATTGTAGGCCATCTTGCTTTGGATGGCTTGGATGCCGTCCTCAATGTCCAAACCGGGAGCAGGATTGAACGTCAGCCCGTTGTCAGCCAAGTCTTCAATGATCGAACTCGCCCCGTTCTGTGATTGATATTTAGCTGCGCCAAGGCGCGGGTCAATGAGCCTATCTAGTATCTCCTCCTTGTCGTCTGACTCCGACCTGATGATTAGGTCAACGTAGTTCTTAATGCCGTAGCCAAGCCCCTTGCTGCCGTCTCCTCCTATCCATTTACCTCCATGCCACTTGGCCCAGTCTCCCACGTTCACATCAGGCCACTCACGATAGACGTAGTAGGTTTCGCTTTCATCTACGGCTATCCAGCACATGAACCAGTTCTTGCGCCCAGCCGGGTCTAAGACCATGTAGCGTGTTACGTTATCACGCGGTATCTTGTCATGTGGTATGACATTAACCTCCCGCGAGAACATAGGGAAGCGGGTGGACGCACTCTTGGTCGGAACGCCGTAGGCTCGCGTTAGGATTTCCTCTTCACCCCTGCCCTGTAAATCCTGAGCAATACGATCATAACCGCCAAACGGATTGTCTTTTGAATGGAAATAGATAATCGCACTGTTTCCGTTTGCAGCGTGTTGAATAAACGGAACCGGTCTGTCATTAAGGAGTTCCGCCGTTTTGGTTTCAATAGTTCTTGCTTTCTCAAGGTAGTCTCTAACCACCTCCGTGTAACCGTCAATCGGAGTGAACGTAACAATGACCTTGGCGTTACGGGTAGCCAATCGAAAACGCAAAGTGCGTAGTAGCTCAGGGCCAATAAGATATTCATCACACCAAGCCCCAATATTGAGCCATACCGGTTCACGACTGCCCAGCTCCGCGCCTTCCAGAATAGTATCGTTGTTAAGAAATTGAGCATAGGTTTTGAAGATGATGTGGCTCCTAGTCCCCGGCAGGATTAGACTACTCTTGGAGAATCCATTCTTCCGCGTGTAGCTAATGTTCTCCTCCGCACTAAGGGTTTTCTTTCTAAGCTCTTCAGGTAGAGCATCGTAAATGGCGCATTGTTGCTGGCGAATAGACACGTCTGCGTTCTGCGCGAAGCACATGATGACACTACCGGGATTGTCCATTGCAGCCTTCACCACGGCTGTTGCTGCCCACGTCGTCTTAGACGATCTATTGCCGCCGCTCACAAGTATCTCATTGAAAGACTCTAACAACTCCTCCGCCTTCTTCCAGTGGGGAAGTTTGAACCCATACCTGTAAGGGTCGCGCACACTATTCTCTATCGCCTGATGGTAGATGTCGTAGAGATTAGCCAGAACTTCCGGCTGCATTTGCGCCATCTCCTCATTGGTTGGTGGCGCGAGAATGGCGTGTTTCCTCCAAATCATATCTCAACAGCCTCCTTCTGAAGCGCGGCCCTAGCATCTGCTATAGCCTTCATAGCATCCTCCAAGCTAGGCTTCCCAGCCTTGTGCTCTACCACCACCTTGTTCTCCCCTAGAGCCTGCATACCCTTATCTACGGCTATCCCATAGGAAAGAACCAAGTCTCTTATGTTCACCTTAGCCAAAGCTTCAGGGTTGTTAGCCAGCATCTCTAGCTTCTGTTTAGCCAACAACCTCAGCCCCTCCGCCATCTCAAACCCATCAGCCGCCAACTGCTTCCGTCTCACCTCTATGGCCACCTCATGCCGCGCCTTAACCTTACTAATCTGATTAAACGAGAATCCTGTAGCCTCAGCTATCTCCTCCCATGTATTCCCCTCCGCCAGTTGCTCCAAGCACAGCATAGCCTTCGTAGGCTCCCGCGCCTCTAGGGTACGACTATCACTGTCCACTAGGGAAGCCAACAGGACAGGACTGATATTTTCGCCATTCATACAACTACGTTATTACTACTTAAAAGAATCTAGACATAGAAAGCCAAACAAAAACAATGAAAAAAAGTCTTTAATCGTTATCCTTCGCTTGCGTATGGATTGTACTGAGCCCTTCAAATTTCTGTCAAGCCATTTGTTCAACTATGTTTCCCCGTCTCTCCTTTTAGGGAGGACCATTTACAATATTCCCTCCTTTCATGAGGGACCATTTGAAATATTTTTTTATGGGGGCGTTCTGACCAATTACAATAACCCCACCCCCCCCAAGCCCGAACCCCCTCCCCCCCTCCTATTGAGACTGAGTCGCAACGTATGGGACAAGGGATGTCTCAGGTATCGGGCGGCAGGCCGAGCAAGGGATGGGTGGGACACGGCTTGTCTCAGGTATCCACCCGAAACCATAGGTAAGACAGGCCATGTCTCATCCTTAATAGCTTATTGAGACTGAATCTCAGCGACCTGGTGAGCGGTAAGGCTCGCGTGAAGTGGCTTGTGCTAAGGGAAGGGAATGGATTGTGGGCCAAGATTGTGGCAGGCATTATGGGCGGGCGATTGTGGGCGGTGGAAAGCGGGCCGTAGGATCGTGCATCCTATAACCTGAAAGCAAGGGCAGGCAGGCAGGCTATCGGCTGCACCTAGGCTCTCCCCTTTGAATGGGCTCTCTGCTCTCTGTTTGCTCTGTTCTTATGGTGTGAGGTGTTGGGGGCCGCAAATCACGAGGAAAAGATAGCGTGCAAACCATTGCAGTTGCAGCCACTTACGGATTGCATTATCTTTTACGTCTAAAAAGTATTGAAACGAAGCTCTCAATACCCATTGTCACCACATAGCCAACGCACAACGCGACGGCAACACACACACACACACACACATGATTGCAGACACTCCCGAATTGATTGACGCCTATCGCCTTCTTTCCCTCAAGGGGGCTTTGAAACTTGAAACACTTGGAATGATGCACTCGCGGGGCTCGGTTGCTCCAACGGTGCGCCAAATCTTAAACAGTAAAACCAAAAACAAATCCACTTTGCTTGCGGAGTTTATTCAATACTTGAAAGCCGAAAATATTCTGCAAAGCTAACAATCCACAAACCCAAACCCTTACCCCGCCGACACTCGGCGGGGCTTTGGGCTGAACAGCCGACGCACTCCGCGACGGCAACCAAAACAGAAAAGGAAAACACACTATGAGTCCATTGGAAACACTCCGCTATCACGTCACGGGCGCAATCGAACGCGGAGAGAAGCAAGCAATCGCGGGCGTTACTTCGCGCAAACACTTTGAGAAAATGACGTGTGGCAACGTATTGACGGAAGTTTTGAGAGAAGTTGAGAGAGCGAGGAAAGAGCTGGAAAAAGGCAATCCATCGCACGCGCGTGTGCATTTGGAATACGTTGAAACAATTATTGACGACGCCTGCTATCAATACGGGTCTGCCGCCGTGTTTGGAGTTATGGAAATTTCTGCCCTTACCAAATAACACCCCACAAACCCAAACCCCTTCGCCCTGCTCCCGGTTCGCCGGGGCGGGGTTAAGGCATTGAAAGGGGGCGCGTTTGCCTCTTACTCAAAAAAGACAGGATAAACACATGAAAACAGAAACTGCAACGGTTCGCATCTATGTCGGCACTTACGGCAAATATAACGCAGGTTCCATCAAGGGGGCTTGGCTCGACTTGGAAGACTATTCAGACAAGGACGCATTTCTGACTGCTTGTGCCGAACTGCACAAAGACGAGTCCGACCCTGAATTCATGTTCCAAGATTCAGAGGGGATTCCTTACGGTTACGCAGACGAGTCATCAATTGACGGCGACCTTTGGGAATGGTTGGCCCTTGATGAGTCAGACCAGGACATCCTTACGGCTTATTGCGCTGCAATGGGTCAGAAAATGAGTTTTAATGACGCGCAAGATGCGTTTGCTGGCATCTATGCGGACGGGGCAACCTTTGCCGAATCAATTGCAGAGGAAACGGGAGCAGTTCCAAAGGATTTCCCCACATGGATTTCAATTGATTGGGAGCGGACATGGGGTTGTAACTTGCGGCACGATTACCTAACGGAAGATCACAAGGGCGAAACCTATTTCTTCCGCAATTGCTGATTAAAACTTAAAACCCATTAAAAGCCTGCTACCCTTTGTTGGGGGCGGGCCTTTGGGCTGAAAACCTATGAAAAAAACACAAAACCAAGTGCAAGTTAGCTCTCAACGTCCGAACGAAACCGATTTGGGCTATTCTCGCCGAATTGCTGAAACAATACACACACACACACACACGCCGGGGCCGTGGACTATTGAAAATTGCAGAAATGAAGACGGAAGCAAATTCCTGTCAATTAACGGGCAAGGGCCGTGGGGATCTTGGCTTGCGGATATTCAGGCGGGAAACATTAACGGGAAACCCGCCGACATTGGGCCATTACATTTAGCAAATGCCCGTTTGATTGCAGCCGCGCCGGAGTTGCTGGAAGCTTTAGAAGATGCCGCGTTTTTGATGCGGATGGCGGCAAAAATTGCCGGGCCTATGCGAGACAGTTTTAAGCGTAGCGCGGAAGATGCGGCTAAAGCCATAGCCAAAGCGGAGGGCAACGCATGAAATCGCTTTTCCACCACCTCATTTCCGCTCTGTTGGATTTCCTTTTTGCGTGCAATCGAACGCGGGACGATCTAGCGGAGGCGAACACTGGAACACTTAAAAAATGACACGCCTCCTCTTAAACGCCGCGCTTTGCCTCTTAAGCATAGGCGCGTTAATTCTCTGCCTCGCGGTGAGGCTATTACGATGACGCCTAAGCCCTACAGACTGCCCAAGGTGCGAATTGTGGGCCTAGTGCAGCCTCGCACCCTCGCTTCGCTTCAAGCGTGGCGTAAAGCCTATGGAATCCCCATAGGCGAGAGCCTTGACGCGCTGTTCGATCATGCAATGGCAGGGGAAGGCGCGTTTATTTTCCGTCTTCCGGTAACTGGAAAGCCTAATAGTCAAAAACTTCACCAAAATCAGCCCTAATATCCAAAAACTTCACGAAAACGGCAATCCTTTGCCCGATAACTCAGATAAACCTCAATAAATGACACTATTATGACCGCCAGCAACCTCATCGGCCTCGGTTTGGCCCTCGTTCTCATCATTCCCTTCGTTCTTTTCTGGTTCATTTGGCGAGCCGAGGACGATGATCACTGGGATAAATAATCGAAATAAACATGGACACAAATAACGAATTCAGGGCCGACCTTTACCAACGTAAGATTTGCGCGAGCTATTACGCGGGGATGCTTCAGGGCACACTCCGCACCCTCTGCTGGGCAGATGCTCCCGGCCTCACCATAAGCGACGCACCGGCCTTCAGGGCATGGGTGGAGCGGGAGCTGGAATCCTGCATGGTAGAGGCGGAAATCTACCAAAAGACGAAAGACAAACCAATTGACAACGAACCTATGGTATAATCCCCTCGTTAGGTAGCTGAACTAGAGCTAAAGGAAAACTTTCGTCTTTCGGTCTGTCAGGACCGGATTCCCTAAGAACGCCCCTTGGTGCTAGTTCCACCTTGGGGCACTTTTTTGCCCAGAAAAAGAAGCGCACCGTTCTGGGGGCGTATCAGCCAAATTGCTCCAGACCCCTTAAGCGGGGACACACTCAGTTCGCTAGGAATTTCCATTAAGCCCATCAGTCAACTTTAGGGATCGAGACTGCTGGCATGGAGCCCATATTTTTGCTCATCACACGGGGAGCACGGAATTCCGAAACCTTGATACTTTTGAGGGAATCAGCGAGCGGGAAAAAGCCTCTAAGCCCTTTGGCCCATGGAACCCTCTTTTGTCTATCGCCGGGGAGCTTATTACCTAGCCGCGAATTGCGTAGCGGCGTCAAAACAAGAAACAAAAATGCGGGAAACCCCTTAAAGGGGGTTTTTCGCCTCATCTAAACATGACTCAAGACATAACACCTCAACAAACAGGCATTGATAATGCCCAAACCGTCTTAATGCCTAAAGAAACAGTCGTTAAGACCAGAATAAGATTGCCTACCAAAAGAGGCTGGGCCGCCATGAAGGTGGCGGACCTATTCAAAGCACAGAAAACCTTAAGAGAGCTTTGCAGGGACCACGGAGCACCGCTCCACCTAGCAAGACACTACCTCTATCAAAACAAAACAAAATGAGCACAGCCAGTATTTGCCTAGACCTGATTTTCCGTCATGCTCCGCGCCTAATGCGCGAAGGTGGGGGACCAATCGAAGAAGATCGAAAAACTAACAAGCTCTCAGCCAAAACGGTTGAGGCTATCCTCAAACGCCGCAGAAGCGGAATGCCAATCAAACAAATCGGAAAGGAGTTGGGTGTAAGTAGGGCCGCAATCCAAGTTCATTGCCGAAAGAACGGAGTCAAACCTTTATGAACATATCTGAAACAATGGAATCCGTCCGTCATTTGATGGCGAAGTATTATCTGCGATATGCCAACAACCCAATTGCACAGGGTAAGAGCCGGGAGTTTGCCTCACGGCCCAGAATTGATGCCGAGAAAGCGTTAACCGTCGTGCTGGACTGGCGAAAGGGGCTTAGCCGAAAGGATTTATGTAAG